GTTTAAGCTTACAAGCCTGTCATCTCCACCTTCGACTCCTTCATAACCAAGTGAAATATTTGGTTATGAAGGAGTCGAAGGTGGAGATGACAGGCTTGTAAGCTTAAACTTCACAAAATACTCCGATTTAACGCAGTATCAACTAGATGATGAGAAGGGAGGTGAAGGGAATGAAAAAGAAAAAGAAAAAAGAGTACCGAACGATGGAGATTCGAGCGATGCCACTGGAATTGACGGAGGAACCTCAAGCGAGAACGATTGAAGGATACGCTGCTGTATTTGATGAGGAAACTATTTTGTTTATCTCCGAATACAGTGGCTACACATATAAAGAAGTCATTGCACGTGGAGCCTTTGACAACACGGACTTTACACACTGTGTATTGAATTACAATCACGGTGGGATGATGATGGCGCGAACACAAAGTGGCACATTACGATTGACTACGGACAGTAGAGGTTTGAAGGTAGAGGCTGACATGGCCAATACATCAAATGGCAATGATGTGTACGAACTCATCAAGCGTGGGGATTTATCGAAAATGTCATTTGCATTTACTGTGGCAAAGGAATCTGAAACAGTAGATAGGGAAAATAAAATATACACACGGCGCATAGAACAAGTGGATAGTGTGTATGATGTATCTATTGTAGATAATCCAGCGTATGAAGGAACCGAGGTAGTATCCAGGAATCACAAAACAGATGACTGGGCACATGAAAAGGAACAACGGAAACGATTATTATTGAAGTTACGGACGATGTAGAAAGGAAGCACTATGGGATTAGAAGCTATTTTAAAACGTAAAAAAGAAATTCGTGCATTATTAGAAGATACAGAACAACGAAACTTAGATCTCGATGCATTAGAAAAAGAATTAGGGGAATTAGAGCAAGAAGAAGCAGAAATTCGCCGTCGTATGGAAATTTTGGAAAAAGTACCACAGGCAACAAAAGAAGTGGAAAAACCACATGCACAAGAACAACGTGAAGCGGTAGATATCTATGATACAGTGGAGTACCGTCAAGCCTTTATGAACTATGTAGTCAATGGAACTAAAATTCCACAAGAATACCGTGCCAACCAAAACACATTAACAACAGATATTGGTGCCGTGATTCCACCAACAACAATGAATAAAATCATTGAAAAAATGGAAAGTGTAGGCATGGTATTACCATTGGTAACGAATACATCTTTCAAATCTGGTTTAGCAATCCCTACATCTAATGTAGTACCAGTGGCAACATGGGTGAACGAGGGTCAAGGTTCTGACCGTCAAAAACAAGCACCAGTAGGTAATGTAACGTTTAGCCATTTCAAATTACAGTGCCGTGTATCTGTATCCTTGGAAACATCCGTAATGGCATTATCTGCATTTGAATCCATGTTGACGGCTAATATTGCCAAAGCAATGGTGAAATCCATCGAAACTGCCATCATTAATGGTACTGGTGTAGGTCAACCTACAGGTATTTTAAAAGAAGCTGCTGAAGGTGTAAAAATCGATGTGAAAGCCTTTGATTATGCTACATTGGTAAAAGCTGAAGCGGAATTACCTGTAGAGTATGAACAAGGTACGATTTGGGTAATGTCTAAAAAGACATTCATGGAAATTGCCGCCATGGTGGATACAACAGGTCAACCAATTGCACGTACTAACTTTGGCATCGGTGGCAAGGTAGAACGTACTATCTTGGGACGTACTGTGTTATTAGTACCGTACTTGAAAAACTTTGATGTGGCACAGGCTGGAGATATTGTTGCATTCATGTTCCGTTTTGAAGACTACGTATTAAACACAAACTATCAAGTGGGTATTAAAACATATGAAGATAATGAAACGGACGATATTGTACGCAAATCCACAATGATTTGCGATGGCAAGCCAGTTCAGTATCATTCCTTGGTAAAATTAGCCAAGAAAGGCTAGGTATTTAGATGGTTATTCTTGAGGATTTAAAATTGTTCTTGCGAATTGATGAAGATATTACAGATGATGACCAATATCTTGAAGAATCAATTATAGCAGCGACAATTTACATTGAACAAATGACAGGAAAACCATATAAGAACGATCCATTGTACGATAGAGCCATCACATATATGGTGGCTCATTGGTACGAAAATAGAGATATTAACTCGACGAAAACTTTCGTACATGATTTACCATATACCCTAACACCTATCATTCAACATATTGCACTTTCACAAGCCTATTTTACGGCTAAGGAAATAGAGGATATGAAGAAACAGGTTAATGAGGTGAATAGTCATGCTTAATATGGATGGAATTGGACGATTAAATAAGCAAGTAGATGTATTTCAATATAAAGACGAAAAAAAGGATGGTATTACTAAACAAGTGTTAGTAAGAGCCATCCCTAATCGTATATGGGCAAGAATTGAGCCATTACGTGGCCGTCAGTATATGGAAGTATACAAAGAAAAACTCGAAGAAGTCCATAAAATCACAATCAGATACCGCAAGGGGATTACGGCAGGGATGTTGATTAAGTACCAAGACACAACGTATAAAATCAATACAGTGGTTGACCCCTATATGGGGCATGTGAAACTGGAACTCATGTGTAGCATTCATACAGCAGGTAAAAAGAAATGAAGATAGAAGAATTTATTTCTAAAATGGATTCTTTCATCAAGGAATATCCAGAGGAATCGAAAAAAGCCTTGCGAAAAGAAGCGAATGCGATGCGTAAGGACTTAGTAGATGCATCACCAGTGGGGCGTGGAAAGAAAAAGAAAATTTCTAAAAGCTGGAAGGTGAGCATGAAAGGCTCCACAGATACCACCCAAGAAGCAACCATACGCAATACATCACCGCACTATCACTTAGTAGAACGTGGTCATGTCATGCGCCATCCATCGGGGAAGGTATTAGGGTATAAGCAAGGCACCTATTTTTTTAAAAATACTGTAGATAAACGGCAAGATAGTTTTACAGAAAACATAGCTGAAAATTTATTTAAGCAGTTGAAAGGAAAGTTGTAATGGCTAAGCGAGTATCGCAAGTAAAATTGTGGAAACGTATAGCGATTATGATAGGGGATGAGTTTGATACCAAAGTGTATTCCGATGAAGTACGAGAAGAGTTTGAAAAACCATGTTTTTTCATAAAATCTCTTATGCACTCACAATTACAGAATAAATTCTACATCAAACGAAATCTATCAATCATATGCACGTACTTTCCTAATGAAGATAACAAAAATGAAGATCACTACATGGAGATAACAGACCGATTCCTATTGTTATTCCAACGAGGAATAAGGGTAGAGGATAGGCATTTCGATGTGGATGATATCCATGGAGATAGAATTGGTGAACATGATGATATCATGCAATTCATAATTGAACTTTCCTACATGGATACAACTGGAGTTCTTGAAGAAAAAGCAGAGAATGGAGAATCAATGGATACCGTTCAAGTACGATATGAAGTAGAATTTGAGGAGGGAAGAAAATGGCAAAATTAGGAATGCCTAGTGTAGTAGTCAAATTTGTAGAAGCGGGAATTGAAGCAATCCAACGGTCACAACGTGGTATTGTTGGTTTAATTCTTGAGGATACAAAAGTCTCTATCACTAAATTAGGGCAGAAGACAGAGCAACATGAAGCCTTGAAGAATCCATTCACTGTATACACAGTGGATGATATTCCAAGTGAATTAAGCGAAAAAAACAAAGACTATATCTTGAAAGCCTTAAAAGGATACAACAAGCCACCGTTGAAAATTGTTGTATATATGATGGAAACAGTACAAGGTGGTGGCGCTGATAAATTCCAAGACCCGTTAAAAGTAATGCTTACAGAACGATTCGATTATTTGGCAATTCCAACTATCGAAACAGCTCAATTAGAATACTTAGGAACATGGGTTAAAACAGCACGAGAAAACAAATTTAAAAAGATTAAAGTAGTATTACCTAATCACCCTGGAGACTATGAAGGGGTAGTAAATTTTGCCAACACAAAAGTGGTAACAGCGGATAGAGAGTATAAGCCAGCAGAGTATACTGCACGCATTGCGGGTTTAATTGCTGGAACCAATATGACACAATCTGCAACATATGCACCATTAAATGAAGTGATTGATTGCGATCGTTACACACAAGACGAAATGAATCAAATGGTCAATGAAGGTAAATTCTTTATTTGGTTTGATGGTGAAAAGTTCAAAATGAGCCGTGCTGTTAATTCCTTGGTAACAACAAGCCAAGGCAAGTTGGAAGGATTCCAAACGATGAAAATCGTAGATATCATGGACATGATGTATGATGACATCAAAAAGACAGCAGAGGATTCTTACATCGGTAAATACACCAATGATTATGAAAACAAGTGCTTATTGATTTCTGCAATTATGGGATACTTTAAGCAATTAGAAAATGAACGATTACTTCAAAAAGGATACAGCACATGCGAAATTGATACGGAAGCGGTTCGCACATATCAACTATCCCATGGATTGTATACTAAGGAAGAATTGGCGAAAATGTCCGATGATGAAGTGAAACGATTGGATACGAAGAAAATTGTATTCTTAAAAGCAAAAGTAAGACCATTAGATGCAATGGAAGACATTCAATTGCCTATTTCAATTTAATAAGGGGGTACTATGAAGAATTTTGCACCGCAACAGGTCATGACAGGTTCCCATGGTCAAGTTTGGATTGACGGGGATTTGGTAGCGGAAGTCACAGCATTTAAAGCTACCATCAAGTTATCAAAAGAAGAAGTAAAAAAAGCTAAAACAATGTCTAAGCAGTACAAATATGTGGGATATGAAGGAACTGGAAATATTACAATGAATAAAGTTTCTTCCCTATTAATTAAAAAATGTGCTGAAAACATTAAAAAAGGGCGTGCCACAGTGTGCCACGTCGTAGCACAGGTAGACGACCCTGATGCAGTTGGGGTAGAAACAATTAGTATTTATGATGTGACATTTGATTCCCTTACATTAGCGAACTGGAAAGTAGGCAGCATTATTGAGGAATCCGTAGATTTCACATTCACAGACTTTGAAGTAATTGATATGGCAACAGGAGAATAGACATGAGTTTATTAGAAAAATTATTATCTGCAGATATTGGAGTAATCACAACAGAAGCTAAGGCAGAATTAGAGGTGCCACGTTTAACACAATTATTGGGCGAACCATTTATTGTCGAATTAAAAGAATTACCATTCCAACAAATTGAGGAAGCGCGTAATTTTGCGACTACTGGTAAGGGAAAACATAAAGTGGTAGATAATGGAGAGTTCACATGTATCGTATTATCTAAAACGATTTTGACACCAGATTTAAGTGACCGTGATTTACACCAAAAATTTGGAGTTACCAATAAGTTGGACTGCATCAAAAAGTTATTCAAGCCAGGCGAGATTGACTTATTGGCAACAAAAGTATTTGAGTTATCTGGCTACAGTGATGAAGCGGTCAAGGATATTGTTGAAGAAGCAAAAAACGAATAACATCCGACAGTGATATGAACTTGGCATTTTATTTATTTGCCAACCACCATATGAAACCGTCGGATGTATTCAAAATGGGGCATGGAGAAAAAGTAATACTCCGTGCCTTTGTTGATGAAGAAATACGATTATACGAGGAGGCACGGAAACAAAATGAGTAAAGTTATTGATTTAGTCATGCGCCTTCAAGACGGCGTAACATCCGTGCTTTCAGGTATTAATGCACGGATGCAGGATACGGCAGTAGCAGCGAATAGCGCAGGTAGACGTGTACAAAAAGTAGGCGAAGGAATTACAGGCATTGGTGATAAATTAATGCCTGTAAGTGCTGCTATCGTAGGTGCTGGAGCTGCTGCAGTTCATGCCTTTGTAGGCTTTGATAGTGCAGTTACATCCGCAGGTGCGAAAGCAGGTGCTACAGCCGAAGAGTTGGAGCAATTGCGGGAAGTGGCAAAAGGTTTGGGCGCTGACTTTCCAATTAGTGCCACAGAGGCAGCAGTTGCTATGGACGGATTAGCTGCAAGTGGTATGAATGCCAATCAAATCATGGGCACTTTACCATCTATCGTAGAGGCATCGGTGGCTTCGGGAGAATCATTAGAAGTTACATCCAATGTGGTAGCTGGAGCTTTAAACACATGGGGCTTAATGACTGGTAACGTAGCAGAAAACTCACAACGTATGGCAGATGTCATTCAGATGGCGGCGAACAAGTCAAAACTTGGCATGGCAGATTTTGGAGTAGCCATGCAATATGCAGGTGCTCCAGCTGCTGCACTAGGTATCCAAGTAGAAGAACTTGCCACATCTATGGCTATTATGTCGAATAATAACATAGAAGCTAGTACTAGTGGTCGCTCCTTACGGATGATGTTAAGTAGATTGGTTGACCCTCCTAAAGAAGCAAGCGAAGCACTGGCTAAACTAGGTGTAAATGCAATAGATAGCAGTGGAAAATTTATAGGCCTTGGGAATGTATACGATCAATTGCGTTCGAAGATGCAAGGGCTAACAGAGGCAGAGAAATTTAAACTAGCTGGAGATATTGCTGGTACAGAATCTGCATCCGCATTATTAGCAGTACTAAACACTAGCACAGAAGAATTGAGACAAGCGATGGATGAAGCAAGTGGTTCATCCAAAAAGCAAGCAAATTTAATGAAGAAAACATTACTAGGTACATTTAAGGATTTAGCTAGTAAGGTTGAAGCATTAGGAATCGCATTTGCTGAAGTATTGCAACCAAAAATTAAAAGCGTAGCTAACACATTGGGAGAATTAGCAACTTGGTTCAAAAATCTAAATCCAACAGTAAAAGATATGATTGTAAATATTGGATTAAGTGTTGTAGGATTTACAGCACTAACAAAGATATTGGGACCACTCGTAAGCGGTGTAGGAAGTCTAATGCGAGTGTATGCAGATATTGGCAAGGTGTTAGCGGGTTCACCGATCCAAAACAAATTGTTAGAGGCATCCATTCACGGTATCACCAAGGCGTACAACCTATTAGGGACTGTAGCTGGTAGAGTCATTCCATGGATTGCTAGAATGCTACCGATGGCATTCACAGGCCCTGTAGGCTTGGCAGTCGGAGCCATTGCATTGATTGGTATTGCCATTTGGAAAAATTGGGATACTGTACGCCCCGTATTGGAATCATTTAGTAGAGGATTCATGGGGTTAGCTAGATACATTGGAGATGTAGTAGCTAAAATATGGACTCATCTACAACCATTTGTGGCAAAACTAGCTGATACATTTGGGAAAGGTGTAGAACGGATAATGTCATCTTTACAAAGAATTGGAAAAGTGTTATCACCTGTATTAGATTTCATTATGTACACAGTAGGGGCTATTGCCGCTGTACTTATTGGTGGTCCATTAGCTGTAGCAATAGGACACTTAGTAATTGGGTTTAATATTGCCGTAGCAGCAATTGAAGGAATCCTTACAGGATTAGTGGTTGCAATCACAGGTATTGTAGATGGTATTACACAAATTCTAAGTGGTGTAATTGATTTCATTACAGGCGTATTCACGTTGAATTGGTCCTTGGCGTGGAATGGTGTAGTACAAGTATTCTCAGGAATTGTTACGGGGATAGCAGCCATTTTTGATGGAGTAATTGAAGGTGTTAGGGCATCAATTAATAGTTTAATTTCATCTATTAATGGAATTTCATTTACAACACCAGATTGGGTGCCAGGAATTGGCGGAAAGTCATTTGGACCATTGAATATTCCATTGCTTTATAGTGGCACAGATAATTGGGGCGGTGGTCCTGCTATGGTACATGACCGTGGAGCCGAGATTATCAACTTACCTAATGGATCACAAGTGATTCCGCATGCACAATCATTACGTAGTGCATACGATCAGGGGAAACGAAGCGGGAATGGCGGAGGTGGTGGATTACAACTCACCATCCAAAACTTGAATGTACGCAACGATGGTAAAAGTGTAGAAGAATTGGCCAAAGAAATTATGGAGCATATTCATTATGAAATGTCGATTCGGTCGATTAACAAAATGGAAGGAGCCGTATAATGTCATTTTTTGATACAGTACTATCCTTTTTTGGTGGTAAAGAACTTCCTCAAGGTTGTACATTCACTCTATCATGTGCAGGAGAAAAGGTAGTCATGCCAGTGACCCCAGAATCATTTAAAGCAGGCATTACATACAAGAATAGTACAATAGAAATCAATGCTATTGGAGAAATCAATATGATAGGTAATAGAGGGCTTGAGGTTATTTCATTTGATGGTTTTTTTCCTGCACAAAAGTACGAATGGTCAGAAACAAATGATACGATGCCTTACAATTTAGTGAGGAAAATTAAACGATTTGCAACTATGAAAAAGCCGTGTAAGATAGTTATCTCTAACACGGCTATTTCAATGCCGTGCACAATAGAATCATTTAATTATGATGAACATGATGGAACAAGTGATGTGTACTATAGTATTTCCTTGAAAGAATACAGATACGTAAGGCCTACATCTGAAATAAAGAATGACACAACAGGCTTGTACAGTCGCATCGCAGAAGCGCCAGAAGAAAAAGACGTGGTTGCTTATGAAGGAAATCACCTACTTGATACAGCAAATAAAATGGTATCAAAAGTGATGCCAATTGCGGAGCAAGGACAGAAGGCTATTAAAGCCTATAAAGCTATGGTAAAAAGTGGAGTAAACCCAATCAATGCCGCCATAAAAGTTAGTAAAAGAAGCGCAACAATTAAAGGAAAGGTAATACCATTATGAACACCTTAATTGAGCACGTTACATATGATGGCCACAGGCATGATATGACACATTTGGTAGAGTCTTTCACCTGGTCAGGAAGTCAAGAGGAAGCGGCACGAAAAGTTGAATTGACCTATGCATATAATCCTAAAGATTTGAGTTTCTACAATCATCAAATAGAATTAGGTGATAAGGTTTCAATCACGGTCGATGACCATAAAATATTTGAAGGAAGAGTATTCTTTAGAAAACGTGATACTAATGCATTTACCATATCCATAACGGCATATGATCCGATGATTTACTTAGCAAAATCAAAGGTATATTTAGTATTCAACCAGGTAAAGGCAATCGATGCATTCAGAAGAATATCGGCAGAAGTAGAGATTCCATTTACAGCATTACCCAATATAGGCACGGTTGTTAATTTTGTGGCTGATGGAAAGACTTGTACGGAAGTCATGAAAATTTTATATGAC